GTCAGTTCTGCCCACACCCTCTCTGGGGCTTCTACCACTCAAGGCAGCGTTTCCTCTGCCGGACAGGTCAGCTCCACGGGTACGCTGGCCGGAGCCTCTGCCACTCAAGGCAACACCTCTTCCATAGGACAGGTCAGCTCTGCCCACACCCTTTCGGGAGCCTCTGCCACTCAAGGCAACGTCTCCTCTGCTGGACAGACAACCTCTGCCCATACCCTTTCCGGAGCTTCTGCTACTCAGGGGAATAGCACATCCCAAGGGTCTATCACTCCGGTCAGCACCCTGAACGGGACCTCTGTTACGGGTACGGCAGTTTCCTCAACTGGGACCATCTCTACTCAGCATTTCTTGGTTAGTAGCGGTGTGGCGGTAGATGCTGTTGCTGCAAGCTCTAGCATTGTGCAGTCCCATTTGCTGGGAGGCTTGTCTTCTAGCTCCAGTTCTACTGCCGCTAGTGGGGCGGTGCAGATTGTCTATACCCTGGGTGGTAGCCCCAGCAGCCAGGATAACCAGTCTTCTTCCGATGCCTTTACCCAGAATCATGTTCTTAGTGGTTCCGGGAGTATCTGTGGTTCTGTTATTGACTCTGACTATATCGTTCAGACTCACCTCTTGTCTGGAGTCAATGTAAGCCAAGGCAATATCTCCCCGCAGGGCAGAACCTTTACCGTGACTCAGAACTATGCTGTTGGAGCCGGTCGGTACTTCAGTGTCGAGTATCATAACCGAAGGATTAGGGTTAGTTGACGTGAGTTAAACTCGGACACGGGATTGCAATAAATTAAATAAATCCTTGAATAGAGTTTTCTTATGACGTACCATTGCAGGGAATCTACTCTGCAATGGTGCGCCATGCCAATCCTCGAAACTCTGCGTAAATACTTCGGGGGTGTCGAGCGGGAAGCTGCTTCCGCCCTACCTCCGCAAGCTCCTCCGAAAGTACGTCCGGGGGCGCGGGCTTTGCCGGCCTATCTGACAACGGCAAAGCCGAATCCTCAGCAGCCAATTCCCCGCTCTGATCGGCGACTTGCCAATCAGGACGTACTGAATTACCGGAATGGGGCCGATACCCGGACAGTGATTCGGGATTTCGCACACTCCAGTCCTGACCTGTCCGCTGCACTGTGGGCATACCTCCGGGTGGGTATTCCGTCTGAATATACCGCTATCGCCTGTTCGGCGGTGGATGGGACCATTGACGTCCCCGCAACGACCCTCCTTCAGCAGATCATTACCCGGATGGATACTCTGAACCCCTATGAAGAAGGGTTCAGCACCACCCAGAGCCTGAAGTCTTTGAGTGAGAGCCTTGCCAAAGAGATGCTTCTGTACGGGTCAATGGCTGCAGAGCTGGTTCTGGACAAGTCTCGTCTCCCGCTCAAGATTCAGCCGATCAGCGTAACTTCTGTGCAGTTCCGTCCGGATGGTACGAGCCTCAAGCCTTTCCAGAAGGTGGGGCAGGATGAGTTTGACCTGGACCTGCCGACCTTCTTCATGCTCAATCTGGACCAGGACTTGAAGGAAGCCTACTCGTCCAGCCCGTTCGAGACTGCGATCAAACCTGTCCTCTTCAAAGAGGACTTCGCCCAAGACCTGCACAAGATCATCAAGAAGGTCATCCACCCGCGCCAGAAGGTGAAGGTGGATGAGACGATGTTCCGCAAATTCATGAGCCAGGAAGCCCAGGTTGATGAGACGGTAGCGCGGGCCGAGATGCTGGCCCTGATCTCGGAGATCGAGAACCAGATCAATGGACTCAACCCTGAAGATGCTCTGGTCTACTTCGATACGATGGACTTTGAGGTGGATAACCCATCCAACGGCAATCTTGCCAATGAGTACGGAGTTCTCCAGGACATCAGTAATAGCCGCATCACCACTGGTGCAAAGACAATGGGCACCATCCTCGGCTTCCAGGGCGGCAGCAGTAACATTGCCTCGTCAGAGACTATGCTGTTTGTGAAGTCGGCCAATGGGGCAGTCAAGGACAAGCTGGACCAGCTCTACAGCCGTATCTTTACCCTTGCCTTGCGGCTGTTCGGCCTTGATGTGTTTGTGCGTTTCCGCTATGCCGACATTGACCTGAGACCTCAGGCCGATCTTGCCGCTTTCAGGCAGACCCAACAGATGATGATCTTGGAGCAGCTCAGCTTTGGACTGATTACCGATGAGGAAGCCTGCCTGAAACTGACCGGGAAGTTGCCACCTTCCGGGTATGTGCCAAAGTCAGGGACGATGTTCCACCAGGGCAACCCAGCCCAGGCAGCGGGAACACAGGAGCCGACCAATAGTGGTTCTACTCTCAACCAGAACCTGAATGGGGATACTCCTGCAGTGGGAAGAGGTCAAAATAAGAAAAATTCTGGAGCCACATAACGGAGAGGCAGATGACTACACTAAAACATGAGGTAGAGGATTTTTATCGGACTGGGATGCGTTTGTTGATGGGCAGTGATCTACACGGGGTAAGGCTGCTATTGGCAGTAGCAGAGACGGTATGGATGATTACCCTGATCTGGCCTGGGGATTCCTTTTCCCGTCCGACCTATCAGGTCATGAGTATGGTTATGTCCGAACCTGCCTGGGCACTTGTGTTCGCCATGACTTCCGCCTGCCAGTGGAGCATTTTGTTTTCTGGCAAATACCATGACCGACTTGCTGTGATTTTTGCCGCATGGAATAGCACGTTATGGTGGTTCGTGGTTGTCTGTATGTATACTTCAATTTCTCCCCCGCCGGCAGCTATATCCGGGGAATTCTCCCTCGCTGTGGGTGCATCCTGGGTATGGATGCGGTCTGGGTATTGCTTTCGATTAGAAGAAAAGAATGGGAAGGTACAGTGACATGACAGAAGATGCTCTGATGACTGCGCTAGGGGGTGCTGGTGGGGTGAGTGTGGTTGTGTACCTCGCTAGGTTTTTGATGAAGCAGGTTACATCAGGAATTGGGGAGGCACGGTCTGAGAACGCTTACGGGGATGTGATCCAGAGCCTGCGTTCGGAGCTTGAACGTGTGAGCAGCCGAGTGGAGAACCTTGAGGGTCGGGTGACTTCTTTGATGAACCGGCTGGTGGATGTCCGGGGGCATGCCTTGGAGGCATTCCAGATTGTTACTTCTACCTACCCGCTTACTGATGAGGCAAGGGCGAAGATTCAAAAGTGCCTTACTTCCATTATAAAGGACGACCTATGAGAGTTACGGCACAGCAGGTCCAGCTTTCTGTAGGCTGCTCTGCTAGCTTGGCAGAGATTATGGTTGAGCCGCTTAACCTTACTTTTGAGCGGTTTCAGATTGATACCCCCAAAAGGGTCGCGGCTTTTTTAGCCCAGGTGGGCCATGAGAGTGGTGGCTTCAAGTATATGAGAGAAATCTGGGGTCCGACCCCGGCACAGTCCCGGTATGAGGGTCGTGTGGACCTTGGCAATACCTTTCCCGGAGACGGCAAGCGGTATATGGGCCGGGGCCTGATCCAGATCACGGGACGCCACAACTACCTGAAAGTTTCTGAGGCCCTTGGAGTGGATTTTATTACCTCACCTGAAGCCCTGGAAAGCCCGCTCTACGCTTGCCTGAGTGCTGGGTGGTACTGGAACTCTAGGCACCTTAACGATTACGCTGATGAGATGGACTGCCTGACCGTTACCAAAAAGATTAACGGGGGTACGAACGGTTTGGTGGATCGCAATAAGCGGTACGACAAGTCGTGCCGGGTTTTTGGAGTCTGACATGGATGAGGCAACTAAGTACGTCAAGGGGCCTAACGATGTCCTTGACTATATCCTAGACCTGACCCTATTTCTTGGCGACGATACGGTGATTACTGCTTCGGCGGTGGAGGCTGTTGGAGTGGTCGTGGATAGCGTCGATGTCAACCCTATTCCTCTTAATCTCAATAACGAAATCCCGGTGGACACCGGCAAAGCTGTGATTGTGTGGCTGTCCGGAGGTAATGCCGGGAGTCATGGGAAGGTAGTTATCCGGGTCAATACCCAAGGCGGTAGGCAGAAGGATATTGCCTATCCGGTTACCGTAACAAACAACTATAGGTAAGAGATATGAATATCAACGGTAGTGAGATTTGGGCCGGGACAGAGGAAAGCTATCAGACCCACCTTAAGGGTGAAGAAGCTAAGGTTGCTCGCATGTCCTCGGGAGAAGCCTTTAAGCAGGACCAAGAAGAGGACAAACCTCCTCGCCTGCTCGAAGTCCAAGATGGAATTGCTAACATCTCGATTCATGGTTCCCTGAATAATAGCTCGGATTCCTGGTGGAATGATTACATCGGCGCGACAGGGTATCCTGAAATTCGGGATGCTATGGTGTCTGCGGCGAATGATCCTGCAGTCAAGCACATTATCTTGGACATCAATTCTGGGGGTGGAACGGTCAGTGGTGTGAGTGACACCGCTAAATTGATCCGCACCATCAACGATAAGGTGAAGCCGGTTACAGCGTTTACCGATGGTTCCATGTATTCCGCTGCCTATTGGTTGGGTTCTTCCGCTGGCGAAGTTCATGCCAGCGAAGGGGCTGGGGTGGGCTCGATTGGCGTGATCGCTACACATATGGAGCGGTCGGCCATGCTGAAGGAAGCAGGGATCGGAGTTACGGTGGTGCGGGCGGGCAAGTACAAGGCCCTTGCGAATGGCGTGGAGAAACTGAGCGAGGAGGGGAAAGCTCAGATTCAGGCTGGCGTGGATGCAGCCTACAAGATTTTTGTTAGCCATGTGGCGGACATGCGTGACAAGTCCTACGAGTACGCAGACCAACATATGGCTCAGGGTCAGGAGTTCTTCGGCCAGAAAGCAGCCGATGTCGGGCTGGTCGATTCCATTACCACGTTTGATTCGGTGGTAGGCGAAATTAAGAAAAAATTTATGGACGGATCAAATAATCTAATGGATAATCGCGCTAGACAGGTCTCGGGCCTGCGTGTCGAAAATGGAGATTCAATGATGAGTAAGAAAGTCCTGGACGAAGCCGCTATCGCTGCCCTGGCCTCTGGTGCGGGCGTCAGTGCGAGCGTCGAAGAGTCCGCAGAAGAGGTCGCTGGCGCTGCTGAGGCTGGCGAGAAGGGTGAGCAGGCTTCGGCCAGCACTGCGGCTGCAGAAGTTGACACTTCCGCTGCCATGCTCAAAGTTACAACCGACCAGCTCGCCGCAACCAATGCGGAGCTGCTGACTGCCCGCTTGGCCCTCGCCAAGCTGGAAGACAAACTGAAGGAAACGGTTGAGGCCATGTCTCCCCTGAAGGAGATCGCGGCCAAGGCTGTGAACAACATGCGTATTGCACTGAATACCCAAACCCTTGATCTGAGCGCCATGCAATCGGCTCAGCTTGTGGCTGAGTACAACAGTACCCTGAGCATGTTCCAGGCCAACTTTAAGGCAGGTGGTATTTCTGCTGGCGACGCGGATAAGTCCACCAAGAAAGTGGAAACCATCGACCCCAAGTTTAAGGCCCAGGTGCGTGCCACTGGCCTGAGCGCAATCAAGTAAGGAGATCAGCATGGCTAAGTTTATGATGCAAGAGCTGGTGGGGGTCGAACCGATCACCGCCCGTCTGGGTGCCGGTTCCGGTGCCGCTAACAATGTGGACACTAATGAGATTGGCAAGATCGTCAAGCTCGTGGGTGAGTCCCGCTTCAACCTCGCTGCTGCCGGTGACCAGATTGAGGGCTTCATCACTGCGGTGGAGTCCGCCACCCTTGATGGCTTCACCATTGGTGCTGTTCAGCAGGAGGATCGCAAGACGGTGACCTTCGATGGTCTCCAGGGTACCCCCGGAACTGGCACCATCGCGGTTGGTGACTTTGTGGTTGCAGGTACCGTGGTGGCTAAGGGCACTGCCCTATCGGCCCCGGTTAAGGTATGCAAGGCGACTACTCAAACGGGTATGTACTTTGCTTGGCGTGTGGTTAGCCTTGGTTCCGCTGGTACAGGTGCTGTGGGCACCGTCGGTGTGATCGAGCGCGTTAACGGTTAATTCAGGGAGAAACACAATGGCGAAGTTTTATGATGCAGAAGGTGCTCTCCGGGAAGTTGAAGTCTCCCTGGACACCATCCGTGAAGCCGGCAACAACAATATGTCGGTGCGTGATTACGTCAATACGGTCTATCAGACCAACGCTGAGGCGTATGGTGACGCGTTCTCTCAGTTCTGTGCCTCTGAGGGTATCGTGCTGGTTCCTCAGAAGCGTTCCGGCATCCGTGCCCCGAGCCTTGATGCGGCCCTGAACGGTCGTCCGACGCTGGAGGCTGGCGCTATTGTTCGCCAACCGAGCCAGCAGGCCCGGACCCTGCTGATGCCGGCTATCGGTGCGCTGGTCGAGGACAAGCTGCTGGGCGATTTCGAGACCAATGCAATGGTCTTTGACAAGATGATCGCTCTGGATGATACCATCACCGACGAGTGGCTGCTGTGGCCGGAAGCCAACTATGCGGGTCCGGAAGCCGGTCGTTCTCAGGGTGTGGCTCAGTTGGCGAAGCCGAACACGATGCTGACCCTGACTACCAGCGAGCGTCAGATCAAGGTTCCGACCTATGCTTTGGGTATCGAGTGGTCCGAGCAGGCGACGAAGTACCTGAACCTGGACTTCATCTCCCTGTCCATCGCCCGTCAGGTCCTGGTCGAGCGCAATGAACGCGCCGGTCAGAACATCCTTGCGATGCTGAACGGTGACGTGGATGTGGGTCAGTCGGCCCTGTCGGCCATCTCCGGTAAGGTCAAGACTGCGCTCTCGCTGGACTCCACCGCTACCGCTGGCCTGACTCAGAAGGCTTGGATGCTGTGGCTGTACGGTGCTGCAAACCGGCGTATCGACTACGTCATCACCGATATTCTGGGTGCGCTGGCTATCGAGAACCGTGTTGGCAAGCCTATCGTTACCAATGACGATGGTACCAGCCCGCGTATCAACTCCACTGCGGTCGTGGCTAACCCGGCTTGGAACTCGGAAGTTCAGGTGTTCATCATGCCGCAGAACTCTGGCTGGCCGGCGAATACGATCATGGGTGTGGATAGCCGCTTCGCCATGCACCGTGTCACTTCGACCAATGCCTCGTACCAAGCTCAGGAAGACTTTGTTCTCCGTCGTGGCAGCGCCATGCGCTTCGACTACGGTAGTCTGACCCGCCGCCTGTATGATGATGCGTTTGATGTCCTGACCTTCGCCTAATCGGGGCATGGTCTGAGAGCAAGCCCCTCCCCGAGAGGGGCTTGCTTTTGATGCCAAAAGATTCAGGAGTATTAAATGAAGGTAGTGGAAAAAACTGTAGTAGCCAAAGCGCCTGTGGAGCGCCGGGCAGTCACCTCGGGTTCCACTTATACGTTAGTTCATTTGTTCACTAACAAGGTCTTTTCCAGAGTGCCTCAGACAGTTACTACTGAGGATGATAACGACTGGTTTAAAGCTCAAGTAGCACAGGGAAAGGTAGAGTATGTTGGTAAGTAACTACACATCTCCTTCCGATATTCGGGCAGCGTTGGGCATCTCTGAAGATGAGCTGGACGACGCCACTGTGGAGCTTCGGCTGTACGAGGACAGGCTCGTGTCGGACCTTGAGGATATTAGTCCGGACCTGGACCCCACCTATTCCCTAACTGTTGTAAAAGTAGAAGCAGACATGACGGATGCTGAGCTACGTTTTCTTCGTTATGCTCGCCTCTTTGCCACTTATTCTGTTGCGCGTGCACTTACTGTCAGCCTGCCCATGTTCAGCCCTAAAAGCATTGAAGACGGGAAAGCAAAGATGGACAGGTTTATGGACCCGTACCGGGACACGATCAAGCTCGTGAACTCCGAGTTTGAGAAGTGGAAGGAACGGCTCGCCGCCGCTTTTATTGCTCTGGGTATTTCTTCTGGAGCAGAGGTTAAGGCTCCACGCAGATACTTCGGGATCATCAACCCGGCGAGCAACCCGATTACTGGAACTTGATATGCGCCTGAAGAACGTCTCCAAGTATTTTGATACCACTGTGGCCCTAGATGGGTACTCAGGGAGGAAGGCGTTCAAGTGCCAGCTTGAGCCCTTGGATATGTTCAAGACTGAGGGGACGAAGATAAAGGTTAGAAACTTGTCCTCGTCCTCTGGTGTGCGGGTCCCGACCAGAGGCGTTATCTCAATCGGGCCGCAGAGGTATCTGATTACGGATTCAAGCCTGGACCATTGGGACGGGGAAGCTATCCGTGCTAGATACGTGCTTCAGGGGGCCGATGATCTAATCCTGGTCCGGACCATTCAGGAGACCCTTGAAGATACTCCTGGGTTTTCTGCTTACGCTTCTGTTGACTTTAATAAGTACAGCACTGATGAGCGTGACAACTCCAATTTCCAGAACCAGTACCATATCTTTTTCGCAGGTAGTGAGATTATCCCTGTCAACTCCATCCTGACTTCCAGTTCCGGTAAGTCATTCTTTGGCCGGACCAGCTATAAGACTCCGGCAGGCTTGATTGATGTATTTTCAGACGAGCTTCCCTCTCCAGTCACTGACTCGGCTACCTTCAGTGCTCGCACTTACAACCCGATCACGGATGACTATATGGAAACTAACCTGACAGTGTCCTGTATCGGTATGCGGTGGCAGGAGCACTTTGAGCGGTTGAACAAATCGACAACTCCTTACGAGTCCGGTGATATTCAACTGCTGGTGCCGTTGTCGGTGACCCCCAAGCCCAGCGATACTCTGCTTTTTCGTGGGACTAAATGGACCATTCTTAGCTGTATTCAGGAAGACGGGTATTGGTCCCTGCATGTTAGGCTGGTATGAGACTCCGGAAATCCCAGAGGGGGTCCTGGAGTAACGTGATTTCTCGTTACCTGACTGACGGGGAGAGCATCCCGGTCAAGAAGGCAAGGGAGATCATGAGGGACGCACTTGAGTATGCGGCCTCCCATTCTCCGCAGGCTACCGGGACATTTGCCTCTAACTGGAGGTTGTCTATCGGAGCACCGAAACCGGGGACAGCTACCCACGACGATAGTCACCTCACAGGTGATCGTATCAAGTGGAACCGTAAGATGGGGATGCCCCATTTGGCAAACAGTGTTTGGAAGTTTGAGGGTAACGTTGAGGCCATCAATAAAGCATTGAATAGCCCAGGGTCTAGGCTGTCAGCTTTACGCCTTGGTCAGAAGGTGTATCTTTCTACTTCTGCCACCAACTCTACAACGGGTGAAAAATACGACTGGGATGTGGAAGATGGAACTATAAAGTTCCGCGATGTAAACCCATCTGCTAAACACTGGGGCGGGAAAATCGCCCACATGACCTCCATCTATATCCGAAGAAAGTATTCAGGGGCCGTCAAATGACAACCTACGTAGAAGCCAGGGACGCTATCGTTTCGCATATCGACGCCAACTTTTCTGGTATTCCTGTTTTTTATGAGAACACCTTGGAGGTTGATCTTAATACTGTGGAAGACCGCTTTATCCGGGTCGAGGTCGAGTTCTCTGGCGCAAGTCAGGCTTCTATGGGGGATAACGCGTTGGATCGTACTTACGGGTTCATCACATATCGGGTCTTCACCAAGCAAGGAAGGGGAACCAGGGCCACCCTTGAGGTCATGGACACCCTTAGAGATGTTGCCAAAACCATGACCACTGACAAGGTTCAGTGCGAGTCTGTGAGACCCGGAAAGGTTGAATCGAAGTCCGGATGGGAGTGTCGAGACCTGCTGGTTCCGTTTTGGTTTGATAGACTCCGTTGATTATTGCATAAGTTTTTCTTATAGAGTACCCTTCCACAAGGCCCAATCTCGGGCAGTTTTTCGGAGAATTCCGCCATGACTCTTGCAACATCCAATCGCTCCCGGATTCGGTATATTAAGGAGTCCGCCTTTGGCGTGATTCCCACTTCCGGCAGCGTCCGCTCTCTGCGCTTCACAGGTGAATCCCTTGGCTTCACCTTCCAGACAACCACCTCGAAAGAGATTCGCTCTGACCGCCAAACCACCGACTTGACCCAGACGGGCGCTTCGGCCACGGGCAGCATCAACTTTGAACTCTCGTATGGCGAGTACGACCCGCTGTTTGAAGCCTTCCTGCAGAACACCTGGAGTGTGTTCGGCACGGGCGGCCTGGGTCCGGTCGGCCTTTCTGAAGTGGCCTCGGTCGGTACCTTCACCACCAGCACCCTGACTGCAGCGACGGCTACTTCGGGTGCGGGCATCTTCACCAATCTGGTCAAGGGCCAGTGGGTCAAGATCACCGGCTCCTCTATTTCGGCCAACAACAAGATCGTTCAGGTTTCTCGTACTGTTTCCCCGACCTCGACGGTAATCACTTTTGAAGGTACTCCATTTACCGCTGGCGCGGGCGGCAGTGCTATCCAGATTTCTTCGTCCCGGCTTATCAACGGCACTTCGGAGTCGAGCTGGACCATCGAGCGTGGCCTTGAGGACGTGTCCCAGTTCTTCGCTTATCGTGGCATGAGCGCGGACAAGCTGAATCTGAAGTTTGCCTCGGGCACCATCACCGAAGGCAGCCTGGAGTTTATGGGCCGGGACTCGACCCGTGGCAATGCTACTCAGTTGACCGGCACCCTGGTTCCTTCCCTGTCCTACGACGTTCAGAACGCGGTCTCAGGCGTGGGTGATGTGCGGGAAGGCGGCTCTACGCTGACGGGTACTTTCATCAAGTCGGTGGACCTGAACCTGTCCAACAACCTGCGTGCGCGTGATGCAATTGGTGTGTTGGGTGCCGCATCGGTGGGTTCTGGTTCAATCTCGGTTACCGGCACCCTTGAGGTCTATCTGGCTGATGGCTCCATGTACCAGAAGTTTATCGATAACGTGGCCTCGTCCCTCTCGCTCTATACGGTGGATGGTGCAGGCAATGGCTACGTGATCGAGCTTCCGAAGCTCAAGTACAGCGATGCCAAGGTGAATAACGGCGGTCTGAATACTGACGTGATGCTCTCCATGCCGTTTACGGCTCTGGTCGATCCGGTGCTGGGCTATACGATCTCGCTGTGCCGTGTTGGTACCGCTCTCGTTTAAGTAGTTCCCGATGGGCAGGCCGGGTAAGCCTGCCCACCCTACACAAACAGACAAAATTACAAGGAGTATCAAATGGACATTTTTGCCACCTACGCGACCGATGAGTCGAAAGAAGAGAACGGAGTCTGGATGGAGCTTGGCGACGCCAAGCTGTTGATCGCCCGTTCCGGCAACCCGAAGTACACCAAGATTTTTGAAGCGGCGTACAAGAAGAACAAGCGTCTTCTGGACCGCGCCGACGAAGCGGCTGATGAGCTTGCCAAAAAGCTGTTCATCGATGCGACGGCCCGCAGCGTTCTGCTTGGCTGGGAGAATGTGTCTTTCCAAGGTCAGCCGATGACCTACTCGGTTGAGAATGCCAAGATTCTCCTGGGCCATAAGGACTTCTACAACGAGGTTACCAAGATGTCCCAGGACCTGACGGCCTATAAGATGGTCCAGGACGAGGATGTCGAAAAAAACTGATTCAGTGGTTTGAGTGGGTGCTCCAGTGGGGAAGCCAGGAGGCTTTCCTTCTGGAGATAGCTGAAACCACAGGTATGACCCCTCCTGGGCTCCTCTCGAAGCCCGATCTGCCCAGTCGGTGTGTACCGATCTGGAACATCTTTACGCTTCTCCACGATTCCCGCACTGAGGGAATGTCCGGCCCGGACCCTATCCCAATCAGCGAGATTAAGTCCACGCTTGACCTCCTAGGCAAAGAGGATATGGAGCACAGAATGTTTCTAACCCATATAGTGAAAAAGCTGGATTCAGTGTTTTTCGAGGACTGTAAGAAGAGACAAGGAAAGAGGGTGGAATCGTGAGTGATAAACTTCAGCTAGACCTAGATACCAGTCAGGCACGGGACTCCATCAAGGAGCTGTTGACTCAGGTTAAGGCACTTGAGAGTACGTTTGACAATATCTCGGCTAAGAATCTGATCTCTCAATACGGAGGACTTCAATCCACCGCTGCTGCGCTTAAAAAAGAGATCGAAGGAATTAGCAAGATTGATCTGTCCAGTGCTGGAGGTGTCAAGCAATTCAAGGAAAAGATCGCGGAGGCTGCAGCCAACGTTAAAAAGCTGTCTGGCGAGATGGCGCAGCAAGGACTTGCTACGGATAGAGCCAAGGCTGCTACGGTTTCCTATCGCGCTACTGTAGATGGGATTTCCCACTCCTTTAGGGAGTTGAGCTATCTTAGCAGTGACAGGGTTAAGACCCTTGCGGACCTTGAGGCAGGAGAGAAGTCCTACCGTAAAATAATTAGTGATGCTTCTAAGGATTATAGGGGCTACCTAAGGGATAACAGTGTCGCTTCTATTGAGGAGCGTAACGCTAACAAGGCTCGCATTAAGGCGTTTGAGGAGTATGAGAAGGCCCAAGCTAAAGCCGTTGAGACCTCAAAGAAAGCAGCGTGGGCTGCGGTAGAAGCGGATAGGGTTGCGGCTGCGTCCCAGGATAAGACAAACCGCAAACAACTAGAGGCCATACAGAAGAATTTGACTGTTGCTCAGGCCCAGGAAGACCGTAGGGTACACGCCAAGGCTAGAGCTGAAATCAAAACCTACGAGACGGATGAAGCTGAGAAGCAAAGTGCAGCTAAGGCTCGTAGTGTTCGCGGTGAATCTCAGGCGATGCAGATTGCTAGTGTTGATAGAGCCTCAGAACTTAAATCTGCCCGTGGCGATAGGAGCTTTGCACGAATCGCAGGTGCAGACCTTGCTGATGTAAAAAACCTTGAGAAGCTGGTTACCCATCTCCGTGCCGTTAAAGGTGAGATGGATTCGACTACGCGAAATATGGCTATTGAGCAGTACGGCAAGGATGCCGTAATTGCGACAGCCAATCTTAAGGCTCTTGAGCAACAGTTGAAGCAGGTCCAGTCGGCCAATGATCTTAGAAAGCAACAAGACAAGACCGGGGCGGATACTGTAGCTGTTATGCGCCGCCAACAGGCCGAGCGCAACCTGAGCATGGGCAACGCTTTTGGGTTTGCAAGGGATGCAGCGGATCAGTACACTAACTTGGGTAAGAGGATATTTGCAGCTAAGGAACTGGTGGCTCAGTTTGGAGAGGCTGAAACCCGCGCATTCCTTGGCAAGAATGCCTACCTGGTTGATAAGATCAGTGATCTTAATAACTACACCAAGGCAGTTAAGTCTGCTACCGCTGCTTCCAGTGATGCTCAGAATAACGCCTCTTTCACCTTCGCCGGGGCTGACTCCAAGGTAAGAACAGTTAGGAAGATTCAGTACCTGCAGTCTGAGGGTGCTAGCCTCTCAGAGTTGAAGGATAGGTATGGAAGTATAGCAGTCGGAGACGCTAACTCCGGAGAAAGCATTAGAGCCCTTCACAGGGAATATGAGAGACTTGACTCTACGGTACGCAAAGCCTCTAAAGGCTTGAAGGAAGTATCCAATGCCAAGAATGAAGCCCACGCTGCGGCACGAGGTCTAGCTGGTTCTCTGGGGCAGCTTTGGACCACCTACGGCTCCATTGTTCCGCTCTTGGCTGGAGCCGCTGTTGGTGGAGCACTCAAGGAGTTAGTCACCATTGGAGCGAAGGTTGAGGATCAACTAACGCTCATGGAAGCCGTTGGTGGGGGGGCTAAGGTTTCAATGACCGCTCTGGCAGCGGCAACGAAAGATTCTGTATTTTCGTTTGCTGAGGCGACCAGCGCCCTCCGTGTCCTAGTCCAAGCCGGTCAGACTACTCAGCAGGCCTTGCAGGTCCTTCCCCAGATTCTCAAGGTTTCTGCCATTGGGGAAATCGAGTTAGGGAAAGCTGCTCTGACCGTTGCCTCCATGATGGAATCTTTTAATTTCAGCATCGGAGAGGCTTCACGAGTAACTAACTCTATGGCAGCAGCAGCGGCCCGGTCCCCAACCAGTATGGGGGAGATGATGGAGGCTATGAAGCAGGCCTCTGCTATCTCCTCTCAGTACAAGGTCAGTATCGAGGAGACTTCGGCTGCCTTTTCAATCCTAGCTAAGAGGGGAATTGAAGGTTCTGCAGCCGGTACCTCCTTCAGAAACCTGGTAGCTGAGTTATCCGCTCCCACTACCAAGAAGGCGGCTGAGGCTATGCAGCAGCTTGGTCTTTCAATGTTCAATAAATCCGGGAATCTTAACCCCTTAGTGGAGAACCTTGAGCAGATTGCAGTTGTGGCTAAGTCCATGTCCGAAGAAGACCGGATTAAGTGGTTTGAGACTTTTACTAATAACCGGAGCGCAAAGTCTTTGGATGCCCTGGTTATGAACATGAAGGATTACAGAGACGCCATTAAAGAAGTTACATTGGCTCAAGAAGGCTTAGGGTTCGTCACCGAAACTAACGCTGCGAGGATGATGACGACCCAGGGGCAGTGGAAGCAGTTGGGCACCGATATTGAGGTTGTTTTTGCAGACGTATTCAACACCCTTCAACCGACCCTGATGGTATTTATCAATACCCTCCGTGATGCTGTAAGCTCCAACGGGTTTAAGGAGTCGATGATTAAGCTGGCTGAAACTCTAGCCAGTGTTACTAAGTTTGCAATGGAGAACGCCACCGCTATTGGGTATCTTATAGCAACCCTGGCTGGGCGCAGCGTTATCATGGCTGCCGCAGGGGCCTTTATCTACCTTGGTACTGCTATTGGAAGTCTCGGAGTTTTAGGTGGGGTATCCTCCTTATTTGCTTCCTTTGGTACCCTCCTCGCTAACCCAGTTGTAGCTGCAATTGCAGGGGCTGCGCTAGGCATCGGGGCTCTGGTGGCTTACCTTAATAGCACTAAGTCCGCTTCTACTGAAGCAGCAGAGGCTGTCAGTGTCTTGACGGTAAAGTCGGAGATTCTCGCTAAGTCCGCAGCATCTGGTAGGGCTGAGATTGAGAAGGAAAACCAGTCCTTAGTCGATAACATCATCCACATGAAGGAGGCGGCTAGAGCAGCTACGGACCTAGTTGTAGCCAAGAAGTGGGCTGCTCTTCAGGAGGCTAAGGAGGGGCGTGAAAGAAGCGTCAGGGAGACCAACAGGGTAGAAGCTGCCTATGTGGCAAAGTACGGGCAATCCTCCTCTGAACCTTTATCCACTTTCGAGTCCGCTAAAACCCTTGGTAAGCGTGAGACTGAACGTACAAATGTTCAGAACATGGTGCAAGGCGTTGTAGATCAGGGCGTAAATGTTAAGTCCGCCCAGGAAGATTATGATAGGGCTGTACTGGAGAGTACGTATAAAAAGTACCTAAAGACTCAGGAAGACTCTCTATCCGAAGCTATCAAACTAAACGAAACCCGTACTGCTCGTATAGACGCTGGTATTCGAGCAGAAAAAATCATTGCGTCTGGGACATCTACCGAAGCCCTAAAGAAGCAGGTCGAGAGTGGGAAGAAGGCTGCAAAAACTACACCTATCGAGATTGAAGGGTTTAATAAGGAGTCTATCCCCCACCAGAAGCAGGTCGAGAAACTTAAGGAGGGGCTGGAAGGGACAGAGACTAAAGCTCCGAAGATAGAAGAAAAGGGCCGTAAGCCGTACAGCGGCGTAGACCGCACCGTTTCTCGTACCGAGCAGGACTACGGCAAGGAGATCGACCAAATCTACAAGCGTGGCATGGACACGATTGCGATGGAGGAAAAGGTCGCTGAGGCGAGGAAGAACCACGACCTCCTCACCGAGCGGGAATACTCCGATCTTCAGGATAAGTTCAACCAGGACCGCATTGCAGCCGCGACCAAGCGGTACGAATCCTACAAGGCCAAGCTGGAGAGTCTGGGTAAAGATGTAAACAAGGCTACGGCTGAAGACTTGAAGAGGAAAGTCGATACTGCTGGAGAGGAAAGAACAACCGCGATCAATTCCGCCAACCTGAAGAAAGAGGAGAAGACGGAACTCTACAAGGTCGAGGTCGAGTCGATTCCCAAAGTCGGGGCCAAAGATGTAGCCAAATTACGTGATGAGAATCGGCAAATCCTTGAGCAAAAGGAGCGGGAGTTCCAGATCACTCAGGAAATGGACCCCTATGTGATCGCTTCCCGTGAGGCGCAGATCGCAGTAGCCGAGCGGTATCGCTCCAAGTTGGCTGAGATTCAGGCACTGATCGAGAAGTCTGAGGGGAGCCCCGAAAAGCAGCAAGAGTACCGAGGGGTTAAGAAGCAACTGGAAGACCAGATGGGCCAGGACCAGGGCGCGGCCTCTGCTCAGGCTGTGAAGCAGGTTGAGTACAACATGAGCCCCTTCGCAGGGATTAATGCTGCGCTGAAAGAGATCAACCTCAATGCCAAGGACTTGTCTGGAACATTTAGAACAGGTCTGACCGGCTCCCTTGAGATTGCCGCTCAGGGCTTTGTGAGTCTCGCCACGACAGGCAAGCTCAACGTTCGCTCTATGGTCGCAGACATGCTGGTGTATTTGACAAAGCTGATGGCCCATAAAGCATTCATGATGGTTGCCAATATGGCAATGTCGGCAATGTTTGCGGGGTCCTCAGCGCCTGCAGGGGCAGCTTCGGGAGCACAACCTGTAGGAGCTGGGCCGGTCTCCCAGACCTGGGGAGGAGCAGGCACCGAGGCATTTTCTGCTTCGTCTTTCCAGGCTAACGGTGGCGCTTGGTCCCAGGGTGTGCAGATGTTCGCCAAGGGCGGGGCCTTCACCAACACCGTGGTCGATACCCCGACTCTGTTCAAGTTTGCCAAGGGCACCGGCATGATGGGTGAGGCGGGACCGGAGGCGATTATGCCCCTGACAAGGGACGGCTCAGGTAGACTCGGAGTTCGCGCACAGGGGGCTGGCGGGGGCGGCAACAGCGTCGTCATCAACCAGCAATTCAATGTCGCGGTCGAGAGCAAGGGTGACAAAGATGGTCGGAACCAGGGTGATGAGATTGCCAAAACCCTGAAGACGCAAATGCGTCAGGCCACGATGGAAGTCCTCCTTGAGCAGAAACGTCCTGGCGGGGTATTGGCATAATGAGTGATTTCAGTTGGGTTCCCGATTACGGGTTGGATGCGGATAATGAGCTTCGTCTCCGGACTGCAAAGTTCGGGGATGGGTACCAGCAACGGTACGCAGATGGGATTAACCCCCTGCAGCAAAAGTTTGACCCAGTATTCACTCGGAGCCCAGATGAGATTGACAGCATTGAAGCCTTCCTTATAGCGAGAAGTACCGGCCAGTCCTTTACCTTCACCCCGCCGCGAGGCGGGGAGGTAAGGGTTATCTGCACCAAATGGAAAAGAACTTGGGTGGACTTCAGCAATGACCGTCTGTCTGTAACCCTGGAGCGTGTCTATGAGTGAAGTACCCAAGATTGCCAGTGAGGTACAGAAACTCAACCCAAGTAGCGTTGTTGAGCTTTTTGAGCTGGATACTCGTAACCATGTAGGCGGTACTTTGTTTCGGTTTCACGCCGGGGTCAACGGTATGTCTGACTATCTGGTGTGGGGAGGAAATGAGTATGTCCCTTTCCCCATTCAAGCTGAGGGGTTTGAGTGGCGAGGTACGGGTACCCTTCCTCGCCCCAAGGTGAAGATCGCCAACGTCACGGGCCTGTTGGGGGCAGCCGTAAGGGAGATGGACGACCTGATCGGCTCCAAGGTGACCCGAATCAGGACCTTTGCCCGCTATCTTGACGCGGTCAATTTCCCGAACGGGAACCCCCTGGCTGACTCGACCGCTGAGTTCAGTCGGGACGTGTTCTTTGTTAACCGTAAGGTGATGGAGAACAAGTTCCTTATCGAGTTTGAGCTAGCGGCGATGCTTGACGTGCAAGGGGTAAAATTGCCAAAACGCATGATTGTCGCAAACGTCTGCGGGTGGGCGTATCGCGGAGCCGAGTGCGGCTACACCGGGGACCCGGTCGCGGACGAGAACGACCTTGCGACGAATAACCCGGCTCTGGATCAGTGCGGCAAACGCATCTCTAGCTGCAAGCTACGCTTTCCGTTGGCTGCCCAGGCTGAAATGCCGACCTTTACCTCAGCCGGGGCAGGAGGTCAGGGGCTGCCTTTTGGTGGATTCCCCGGTGTTGCAATTGTGCGGGGTTGATATGTTCTCACCTGAGGTGATTCAATCCGTCCTATCTCACGCTACGGCCTGCATTCCGCGTGAGGCGTGCGGCCTTGTTATTGAGACCGCAACAGGGCAGGAGTACAGACCTTGTACCAATATCGCTGAGGCTTCCGATCAGTTCATCCTGGACCCGGACGAGTACGCCGACATTGAGGATTACTATAAGATTTTGGGCATTGCTCACTCCCATTATGGAGCCCCACCTAGCCCTAGTCAGGCTGATCTGGTCGGGTGCGAAAGCTCTGCCCTGCCCTGGCTCATTGTGAGTGTCCCGACCGGCACCCATCAGATTGTGACCCCGACAGGGTACGTCGCTCCACTATTGGGCCGTCAGTTTTACTGCGGGGTTTTGGATTGTTACTCCATTGTCCGGGACTACCACCAACTGGAGTTGGGCATCCATGTCAAGGACTATGAACGTTCCTCTGATTGGTGGTTGAAGGGTAAGAACCACTTCATGGATCGCTTCGAGGATGCCGGGTTTGTGCAGAAACCCCTTGCTGAGCTTCAGAAGCATGACGTAGTTCTGATGAAGTGTAATTCCGCAGTGCCTAACCATGCCGCTATTTACTTAGGGAATAACATTATCCTGCATCACCTTGTTGATCGCCTGAGCAGCAAGGATGTGTACGGAGGCTACTGGTTAAAGGCTACGGTATGCGTTCTTCGACATAAGGAATTAGGATGAGGACAGTAAGACTATACGGTGTCCTGGCTGAGAAGTTTGGGCGAGAATTTAGGCTGGATGTGAAGAATCCGGCTGAGGCTGTCCGTGCCCTGTGCTCCCAAATCAAGGGTTTGAGGCAGCACTTTGAAAAGTTTTCGGAGCCTGGGTACATCGTCCGGGTAGGCAAGGAGAGTCGAGGAGTCGAGGAGCTTACCCACCCATGCTCTAGCAAAGAGGTTATTAGGATTATTCCGGCGACGGCGGGGGCTACTGCAACCGTTAGAATCATTATCGGGGTTATTCTTATTATTGGTAGTTTTTTTGGTGGTGGTCCGTATATGTTTATGGCCGGTATGACTCTGGTGATGGGAGGGGTGGCCGAACTCCTTGCCCCTTCCCCACCCAAGATGAAACCAAACCGGGCTGCTAATGCTACTCCTAGCTATATGTTTGATGGCCCAGTCAATACTATTGGCTCAGGCTACGCAATGTCTGTGGGGTATGGAGAGATGCTTATTGGCTCCCATGTGGTGAGTGCAGAGTTTTACTCTGTCGAGGAGGCTTTGAACCCCCTTACAGCCGGTGCCACTGTTCAAGAAAACCAATCCTCAGTAGGGAGCATTATCAATGGGTGACGTGGATAAGTTTATCCGGGGTGCCGGGGGCAAGGGCGGCGCTGCTAAAGGGGGTGGGGCTGTCGAGGCGGACAATACCCTCCGCTCCCGCCAATGGGCACAGATTATCGACGTGCTGGGCGAGGGGGAGATTGAGGGCCTGGTTGGCCTCCATGCCGCAGGCACGGTTGAGCAGAAACAACAGGCTGCGGAGCAGAGTATCTACCTTGACGGGGTCCCGCTCCGCAACGAGATCGGCACCCCCAACTTTGACCTGTCGGGCATCTCTTGGGCCTTCGTCCCAGGGACCCAGGATCAGGCCATGCTGCCGATGGGTGGTGTGGTGGCAGCCGAGGTCCAGGTCGGCCAGCAGGTCAAGGCTGGCAATACAGGCGGGGGTCCGGTAGTTCGCCACGTCGCTGAGAACTACTTGGACGCTGTACGGATCACCCTGATGGTCCCGCGCCTGACCACGCAAAGTACGACGAATGGTAACCTGGACGGGGGCAAGGTCGAGTTCTCGGTAGAAACTCAGAGCAATAACGCTGGTTTTATTGAAGCGATGCGCGGGTCCATCGAGGGCAAGACCAACTCCGAGTACCAGCGCAGCTATGAGATTCCCCTGCTCGGACCCGGCCCGTGGGACATCAAAGTAATCCGCCTGACCCCTGATTCGGATAATTCCAGTGTTACGAACGATTTGCATTGGTCCTCGTACTCGAAGATCACCAAGGAGAAGCTGCGTTACCCCAATACAGCGATGGTTGGACTCAAGGTGGATTCTGCTTTGTTCAACCATGTTCCGGCTCGTGCCTATAAGTGCAGGCTGCTGAAGGTCCGGATTCCCAGCGGGTACGACCCCATCGCCCGCACCTATCCCACGTTCTGGGATGGTACCTGGGACTATGCGTGGACGGACAATCCGGCATGGTGCTGGTACGACCTTGTTACCAATGAGCGGTACGGTCTGGGGAATTACCTGGATGTGTCCACGATTGACAAGTGGGCACTGTACTCTATTGCGCAATATTGCGATGAGCTGGTCTCGGACGGTAGTGGTGGCACGGAGCCACGCTTCCGCTGTAACCTGATTCTTCAGACTCGTGAAGAAGCCATTAAGGTTATCCTTAACATGGCAAGTATCTTCCGGGGTATTGTTTATTGGCACACGAATGCAATCTTCTGTTCACAAGACCGTCCGAATGACCCGGTAAAGCTGTTCACTCCGTCCAACGTGATTGACGGGGTCTTTACCTATTCCGGAACTGCTCGTCAGGCCCGCCACACGGTAGCAATGGTGTCGTGGAATGACCCGGAGAATATGTATAAGCAGGAGGTGGAGTACGTCGAGGACAGGGAAAGCATCTTGCGCCTGGGTGTGCGGGAGATCGAGGTCACGGCGATGGGTTGTACCAGCCGCAGCCAAGCTCACCGCCTCGGGAAATGGACGCTGCTCACCGAACGGGAGGAGACCGATACGGTGTCCTTCCGCACAGGGCTGGAAGGCTGCGGGGTGATGCCTGGGGAGATCATCCAGACCACCGATCCGGCCCGCGCCGGAGACCGCATGGGCGGGCGAATTCTGTCCAGTACCCCCACGACACTGACCCTGGATGCCCCAGTCACGCTGAAGCCCGGCTTGACCTACTCGATTGCCGTGGTCCTGCCTTCCGGTGTGATTCAGGAACGTGATGTTGTGTGGTCCGGGATCGTTGACACGGAGCTGAGCACCCTTGACTTGGTGACCGCTCTCGATGCCCTGCCCCAAGACATGGCAGTGTGGATTCTGTCCGCTAGTTCTCTGGTCCCGGAACTCTGGCGTGTGATGTCTACCACCGAGGTTGAGGACGGTGTCGTAGAGATCACTGCACTTGAGCACGTCCCTGGGAAATACGCTGCGGTTGAGCAAAACATTAAGCTAGAACCAAGACCTGTCAGTAACATCAACCTGAAGCCGGATGCGGTTACAAACCTGACCGCTTTCACTGACGTAAAGCGGCTTAATGACTTCCAATACTCCACCCGTGTTTTGGTGAGCTGGAGCCCGGTTTCCGCTGCGGCCCGGTATGTGGTGTCATACCGCAGGGGTAGTGAAAACCCCAAGACTCAGGTGTCCAGTGTCACGTCTGCGGACCTTGATGATGTGGCAGCGGGTACCTTTGAAATCACAGTGTATGCCGAAAATGCCTTAGGTGTTGCAGGACCTTCAACCACTATTACTCATGTGGTCGATGAGGCATTCATCGAGGGAGACATTACCAATCTCCGGTTGAATAAGGACTTCCTCGGTAAAGACTGCCCGATCATCTGGGACCGGATTGAGTGGGCGATTGCCTACGTGGTGCGTATTTACAGCGAGGGAACACTCCTCCGCGAAGAAACAATCAAGGAGAACTCCTACACCTACACGTTTGGGGCTAACTCGGCGGACGGCGGACCCCACCGTTACCTGGACTTTGCCGTTAAGGCGCTCTCGTGGCGCGGGAGGAGTGGGAACTGGGTCGAGCTTAGTGTTTCCAACGCGGCCCCGGCTGCCCCGCTGGGCGTGAACCTGGACACTGGACCCGGACAGATTGCCGTGACGGCAGGAATGCCCAATGAGCAAGACCTGAAGGGGATGATCGTCTGGTATGGTACCGCACCCTTCGCAGCAGGTATTAATGGCACTAAGGTTTATGAGGGCACCAGTAACCACTTCCTGCATACCGGACTCGTACCTGGAACCAATTACTTCTACCGTGTCGCCTTCTATGATGAGTTCGGCAAATCGGGACTGAACGAGTCTAGCCTTGTCTATGCTTCCCCGGCTAATGCGGGGGGCATTAGACAGGTTCAGGTTCTTCCTGCCCACCCCTCGGACATCAATAATGAGATGGCCGTGTTCCTGGATGTGCCTGATGAGAACATCCGTGGCCTATACGGATGGGATGGCACGCAGTGGCGTTACACCCGAGACGGGGGCTACCTTGTCGCCAACTCCGTAACTGCGGATAAGATGTACGTCAACCAGTTGTCGTCCATCTCGGCCAATATGGGGAGCCTTACCTCCGGGAATATCACCCTTGCGTCCAACGGGTGGATTCGTGGCGGTGCCCTGGACTACAGCGTAGGTAACGGGGTGTTCTTGGGGTATGACTCTTCCAATAGCAAGTACAAGTTCCGAGCTGGGTATCAGAACGGTGCTGGGATTTTCTGGGACGGGGACAGCCTCACGATTCGTGGCAGTCACGGCAACAAGCTACTGACTACAGGTGAGGGCCACTTCCTGAACGTCGGTCTAGGTGTGAATCAGGTCTTTAACGGGAACTATATTGATAGCCTGATCGGAACCCTTACCGGAAACAGGACGGATAATGGCACCACCGAGCTTGGAAGAAACCTTCCCGGTTTCACAATCCCTGGGGAGGGTGTGGCCTATATCCACCAGTCCGGAACTGTTTCCAATTCCGTCGTTTTCGAGGCAGAAATATGGGCCGGGGCAGGCTCTACCAGCTACTTCACGGTAATGCCGGGGCGT